CAAAGTCCTGCTCCTGGAAATCCTAAACTTCAAATTAGTTATGATAGTGGTGCCACTTATGCAGAAAGATATAATGCTATATTCGTAAATTTTAGTCAATCTATGAATACAAGCAGTATTACGGTTGCAAACAATACTCATTTAATTTCAGCAAATGGATCAACAGGGGATTTTGTAACTGATACTTCATTTGCATATGGAAAAGATTCTGCTTCAAGTACAATACAATTATCAGATTCTGGTTTTGTATATCTTGTAAATTGTGTTTCTGTGACAGCAAGTGCGGGTAATTCTGTATTTGCAGTTGTTCCTGAAATTCTTGAATCGAGGCATCGATACAAAATAAAAGCAAAAACAGATATCCAAGATTTGGGACAAACATCCAGTATCTATGAATATACAACCACTCACGGAATTACTACTGGAGTATCTGTTATAGATCCAACAACTGGTCAAGAAACAGTTTTCTCCAAAGATGAAGAACCACCAGAAATTAGAAAAATATCTTTTACAAGTGCAGGAACTGATGGTGTTGCAGGAATGGTTTTAGAAAGTAATACTGTATCTGAAATAACTTCTCCCGATGATTATCAAGCAGTTGATATTGATCTTGATGCTGAATCTATATTAGTTCAATTTTCTGAAGCCATGAATATAGATACAATAACAACTGCAACAACAAGTACAGTACCTACAGGCACAGTACAACTGTCTTCTGATAATTTTGATACTGTTGTTCAAATGTCTACGATTCCAGTTGTAACATCAACTGATAACGAGAATGATACTTTTAAGTTTACCCCCATAGCAAACTTATCTGCAAATAGCATTTATACATTAAAGGTTGCTAAAGGTGCATCTGATGCTTCACCAGAACGAAATCAAATGTTAACAGCAAATGTTAGTTCTGCAAAAGTTCTTACAGTAAATGCAATTCCTGCAGATACAGAAAATTATTATGTTCCAGGGGAAACTATATCAGGAGTTAGAAAATTAGAGATTAGTGCGAATACAGGAACACCTGCTATAGGATTAATTACTGGAGATACCTTTTTAGGATTAACATCAAAAGGTAAAGGGAGGGTTTTAGATTTTACTATAGATTCAGGAGCAATACAAACCCTTAGATATACAGAATTGCCTGGTGAAGATGGAGCCATTATACCCCTTACTCCTGGTGAAGTGTGTAAAGTATTTGCTGGTCCCGATTTTACAATTGATAGGTATGGAATTACGACTCCTCCAGAAGGAAACGTTATTTCTTTTACTACAGGAACCAGAAAACTAGTTTATAGAAAGACCACTCCAGATGATGAATTTGTATCTGCAAATTCTAGTGCAGAAAGAATTTTAGGAAGAACATCGAATGGACATACTTTTGCAAGTAGTTCAGGTAGTGAAGGAATAGTAGGACCAGGACTAAAAACTGCAACAACTGCAATTGTAGCAAATGTGTTTTTTAGTAAGAATTCGGTTTTAGTGTCTCCTATAGATGGAAATCAAACCGGTATTGATGAGAATTCAAATCTTACTGTTACATTTAATCAAACAATGAATGTTGAAAGCATTGATTTTAATAGCGCAGATTCACTGGTTAGAACATCTTATAATGTTTTACTTTCTTATGATAGTAATTTTCAAAATACAATACCATTGAGTCCAACTTTTTCTAGTTCAAATAATGATACTGTATTTGAATTTCAACCAGCAATATTGTCAAATACAAATTTACAGTTAACACAAGATATGAATCTTTATGCTAAGGTAACACAGACGGCAAAAAATAAAGGTGATATGAATCTGGCCAGTAATTTTGCTCCTTCGAATTATGCTAATACTGTTACAGATGTTGATTTTAAAGCAATAAATGCTTCTGTTTTTACACCAGACGGACAAGAAATAGAATTGGGAACAGGAACTTCTGTATCTATGCCAAATCAATCTTCAAGAATAGCAAGAGGAACTCCTATTATTATACATTTTAATGAAGTTCCTAGTTTGTCAACTTTTGCTTTGGATGCAGAAATAGAGTTGGCGACTCAAGCAGATTTTTCTTCAGGATCAATTGCTCTCGGTGACGGCTCTCTTACAACAGTTGGTATATATGGAACACAAATAAAGATTCAGCTTGGAGCGAATTTGACTGCATCTACTCCATATTATTTGAGAGTTGGAGCTACTGTAGGAGGAACAAATGAAGGTGGAAAAGCATTGACGACAACTGTAACATATTTTAATTCATTTACAACTGCATAGGAGATATTATGCCACTACTTAATAAAACATTAGAATCTAATATAAAGGCCGCATTTAAAATTGGATCTGCGGCTGGATCAGAAGAGAAAGTTGCTGAATTAATAGCTACTGCAATACACACTTATGTAAGTGCCGCAGATGTTACTACTCCAGTAACTACTGTTGTTACAGGAACTTTTGCTGGTACTGGATCAGGTCCTATTGCTGGTTCTGGATCGGGAGTATGTAAGGGAACTCTTTCATAGGAAAATTAGACTAAATAAACATATGGCTACAAATTCAACACAAGAAGATTACACTTTTCCAGATTCTGAGTTTTATCAGAGTTTCTCGGAAAAAGATGCACAACGGCATGCAATATCTTTAATGCATCAGCCCAAAGATTTAAGTATTCAATTTCTGCATAATCCTAATACAGGGGATCTTGCTTTAAAAACAGGAAGCAATGCAGTAAAAAGTGCTTTAAAGCAATTAATTTTAACTAAAAAATATGAAAGACCGTTTCAACCTGGCGTTGGTTCGAATATATCGGACTTATTATTTGAACCAAATGACATAATTACTGAACAATTAATTGAAGATGAGATTAGAACTGTAGTTGCAAATTTTGAACCAAGAGCGAATATATTAAATGTAGTCGTTGATAGTGAAAGAAACGGTGCGGGTTATCAAGTTAAGATAATTTTTTCAGTAGTAAATGAGACTGAGCCGGTTACATTTACTACATTTTTAGAAACAACAAGAGGTACTTAAATGGCAGAAGCTAGTAAATTAAGAGTTTCAGAATTAGATTTTGATCAAATAAAAAATAATTTTAAAAGTTTTCTTAAAGAACAAGATGTCTTTAGAGATTATAATTTAGAAGGTTCTACCATTTCTCATTTATTAGATATTTTAGCATATAATACTCATTATAATGCTTTTTATTTGAATATGGTCGCAAATGAAATGTTTATTGATTCTGCCACTACTAGAAATGCTATGATATCTTTGTCTAAATTGTTGGGATATGTTCCAAAATCAAGAACAGGCGCAAAAGCAAATGTAAATATATCAATAACTCCTAATGATTCCCCTGCAAATATTACTATAGCAAAAAATACAAAATTTAGTTCTGCTATAGACGGTATTAATTATACTTTTGTTGCGGACCAAGCATATTCGACAACTGCAAATTCTGATAATGCAACTGTTACTGTTCAAAATGTTTCATTGATTGAAGGAGATCCCTTAACTTTTAGCTATACTGCCAACACGAAAGATTCTTCACAAAAATTTGCGGTTCCTAATAGAGGAGTTGATCATTCAACAATTACAGTTTCTATTAAAGAAAATTCTTCTATTACAGAAATATCGCCTTATACTCTGGCAACTGATTTGCTTGATGTTAGTTCAACATCAAATGTGTTTTTTATAGAAGAAGGTACAGATTTTTTAACAGAAATAAAATTTGGAGATGGAGTTTTAGGAAGAAAATTAAAAAATGGTAACATTGTTATTATTGATTATAATATTTGTTCTGGTGTTTTAGGAAATGGTGCAAATAATTTTGCAGTTGCAACAACTGCTGGAGGATATTCAACGGTTACACTTGTAACTAATGATAAAGCAGAAGGAGGTTCAGATGAAGAATCTATTAATTCTATAAGATTTAATGCTCCTAGACATTATAATACACAAAATCGAGCAGTAACAACAGATGATTATAAAAGAATAGTATTAAGAGATTATCCTTTAGCAGAATCAATAGTTGTATATGGAGGAGAAGAGGCAGATCCTCCAGAATATGGAAAAGTTTTTATAGGCATAAAACCCAAATCAGGACTTTATTTAACAGACTCAGTAAAAACAAATATTAAAGACAATATTCTTAAAAAATATAATGTTGCATCTATAACACCTGAATTTGTTGATATCGATTATGTTTATGTTTTATTATCAACAACCGTTAATTTTGATTCACGAAAAACAACAAGAACTTCACAAGCATTAAGAAGCAGTATTATAAGTTCTATTAATCAATATGTTGTCGAAGACCTTTACAAATTTGAACAAACATTTAGATTGTCAAAGTTACAAACAAAAATTGATAATACAGATTCTTCTATTTTAGGAGATGATAGTGCTATTAGATTGAAAAAAATAATTGAACCAGTATTAAACACAAAATTATCATATATTTTAAAATTCAATAATGCGATTAGTCATCCTCATTCGGGTCATGCCGCTACCTTGTCTTCTACTGCATTTTCTATAGCCGATGAACAAAATATTTTAAGAGAAAATTGTAAAATAAAAGACCATAATGGTTTGTTAAAAATTTATAGAACAGATAATGAAGGAACCGAATTTTCCGTTAGAGATAATAGTGGAACTATCGATTATATAACCGGAAAAGTAGTATTAAATTCTTTTGATCCTTCTTCATATGCTGGTGCTGAAATTAGTATAACAATTATACCTGTTTTAGGCGATGTTTTATCTTTGAGGGAACAATTAATAACAATTCAAGAAAAAGATATTAATTTAAAAATGAATGATGTTTCTATCGTTAATAAGCAAACTCAAGTCACAACAACCGAAACTACAACATCTCAAACAACGACAGTAAATTATTAATATGTCAGAATACGATTTCTTAAAAGACGAAGATAATATAAAATTAGTAGGTAAAATATCAAATTTAATTGATAGTCAATTACCTGATTTTGTTAAAGATGAAGGAACAAATTTTTCTGAATTTTTAAAATTTTATTATAAGTGGATGGAATCACATGAATTAACTATTTCAACTGTGGTTCAAGATGAATTTCATTTTATTTTAGAAAGTGAACAGGGAGGTTTTGTTTTAGAAACAACTGATCATTTATTAGTTGAGGGGGAGAGAACCGATACAAGTGCTTATGACTTAAACGAAACAATAACGGGTTTAAGTTCGGGTGCGACTGGAACGGTTGATAGAAATACAAATACAGCATCAAGTAAAATTTATGTAACTGGAGTAACAAAAACAGATTTTGAAGTAGACGAAATAATAAAAGGTACAAATAATCGTACACTTGGTACTGTAGTCAGTTTTCAAAAAAATCCTCTTTTTGCATCAAGAACATTATTAAAATCAAGAGATGTCGATAGTACTGCATCATCTATGCTGGATCATTTTACTAAAGAATTTTTAGTAAATATTCCAATGAATTTAAGTGCAGATAAGTCGCTTTTAATAAAACATATATCAGATATTTACAGAGCAAAAGGAACAAGTTCTTCATATGATTTTTTATTTAAATCGTTGTATGATATACAAAATCTTATTTTTTATACTCCAAAAATAGATTTACTAAAACTTTCTTCGGGGAATTGGCAACAAGATAAATCTATCAGAGTTATTTCTTCAGATCCTATATCATCATTTGAAAGTCATTCTATCAAAGGGGAGCAATCCGGTGCAACTGGAATTGTAAATCGTATTGAAAAATTTGCGGCTGGAGTTTTTAATGTAACAGAACTATTTTTAACAGATATTGTAGGAACATTTATTGTGGGTGAAGCAATTGCTTCAAATGATGTTGATGGAGTATTTGGTAATGGTGTATCGCAGGGATTGTTATCTGAAGTTGTTATTTCATCAGCGGGTTCTAACTATAAGGTAGATGATAAACTTACATTTACTGGTGGAGGCGGTGTTGAAGCAAAAGCAAAAGTAACAAGTGTTGGTCAAGGTACATTAACTGATTTTACTGTATTTGATGGAGGGGACGGATATGTTGAAAATAAATCGTTAGATGTAAATAATTTTGCCACATTTGGGACTGGGTTTTCTGGAAAAATTAAAGATGTAATTGATTCTTTTACGTTTTCGAAAAATGAAGATATAATAGGAAATTATAGTGCAACTGTATTCAACGACTTAGCATATGAATTGAGTGGAGATGTGACAGCAAATAGTGAGGACAGATTAATTGATACATTAGGATTTTCTAAACTAGATGCAGGATCTATTGGTTCTATACAAACAATTGGATCTGGCTCTGGTTATGAGGCAATTCCTCAAATCTCAGTTACAGAGGATACAACTGAAGATTTTGTTGAATCATCTATTCAAATTTTGAACTTAAATGCAGACCCCGATGGACTTGGTACAACAAATGCGATTACAGGATTTTTTGATGCAGGAGAAAAGCTCACTTCAAATAGTGGAAATAAAGTAGGAACCTTTTTTGGTGATGTGTTCACATCATACGAAAGTGAAATTAAAGATCCTTCTAGAATAAGAGTAAAGACTATAAAATTTTTAGATGAAGTGGTAACTCAAAAAATTCCACTCGCACAAAGAAATGATCTGCTTGTAAATAATTCTACTTATTTGGCAGTCTCTAATCCATCAGTATATCATTTACAATTTGTTACTGGTGGTTCTGCTTCTGTTAATACGATAAAATATAGACGAGGAATTGATTCAAGAGAACTTTTTAATAGTTCAAACAATACTTCAGTATGTGATTGGTATGATGGTGTGGGTGGAGCTGGTGTAACTGTGACTGGTGGTTATCAAACATTAAGTTTTGGTATTACATCACTTACTAGAACCAGCACAACTGCAACTGCAACCACATATGGAAAACACGGATTAGAAGATGGGCAAATAGTTGCTATAACAGGAGCAAGTCCTGCTGGTTACAATGGAACTGCAACAATTACGGTAGCAAGTACAACTTCTTTTTCATATACCGTAGGGGGTTCCCTTACAACTCCTGCTACAGGAACTATATTATATAATGAAGATATTTCTGTAAAATTTACATTACCTTTTGGGCATACTACTGATGATGAATATGCTTTTTCCACTATTGATTTTGTTTCAAATGAAGTTATTACTGGTGCTAATTCGGGAGCTTCTGCAACTGTAAATACAGGTGTTGCTTTTTCTGCTGGAGGCGAGTTGGGAAATAATGCATCTATAGGTGTTTCTGCCGCAGATGTTGGTACTGGCTCTATTAAATCAATTGAAATTCAAGACCCAGGAGTTGGATTTACTTCTGCTCCTGTGATAACATTGCCTGGTCTCGGATCAGAAAACGCAAATTTAATAGCAAAAATTAGTGCAATGAGGGTTGAAACCGGACTATATCTTGATGAAAATGGACAACTAAGTTCTAATAAAAAACTTATTGATAGTGATTTTTATCAAGACTATTCTTATTCTTTAATTGCAAATAAACAACTCAATGAATATCAAGAAATTGTTTTTAACTTATTACACCCTACAGGAACAAAACTTTTTGGAGAATTTACACCCGATGCTGTTGAATTGAATGTTGGATTTGATAGTAGATTGAAATTTGAAGGAGGAGATTCTGCAGTAAAAGAAGATGATGCTGATGATATTTTGTTAGAAGATTTTTCTGATCCAAGACATGATGTAATATTTAATAATAATCAAAATCTATCCTTAGGATCCGTTTCTTTAACAGGTAATTCTAATATATTACAAGGAGTATCTACAAATTTTGGATCAACATATTCTGAAGGAGATCATGTAATAATTGATAATGAACAATCTTTTGAAGTTTCTTATGGTGAATTGAGATTAGAAAATTATTTAGCAGGTACAATATCATCATCCTCATCAAATGTTATTTCTATTATAGGTTTAGGCAATACTTATCCTAAGACTTCAACTGTACCAAATGATTTTAGTGCTAGTGCTAATTTTGTTGCAGATAGTATAGTTACACAAATGAATGCTACGACAAATGAAAAAGTAACTGGTGTTGTTCTTAGACATGAATTAGATGTTTCAAATAATAATATATTAATTTTGCATTCATGTAATGGGCAGTTTGATGTTTCAAGTAATGCAAATTCTTCAGTCGGTGATACTTCGTTAATTAATATAAACACATATAATATGATTTTAGAGGGCGGGTCTGCAGATTTGACAGGAGACTTTGCATTAGAAGAAGGATATGGATTAATTTTAGCGTTAGAAGATAGTATACTTCAAAATAATGAATCAGTTACAACTGCGGAATTTCAATATGTAAAATCAAATGTAATATTTGGAACTGCAACAGATTTTCATGAAGATTTTAGAATAAATGATAGAATTAAAACATTATCAACTTCACAAAATACAAAAATTATTGAAGTAATTAATTCGACATGTTTGATAGGAAATACTACAATAAGTACGGATACTTCTTTTAATATGATTTTAGAGAATAGTTCAGAAGGGTATCCAGGAAGTTTTATTACGGAAGATAATGATAACCTTATTCAGAATATGGTTAATCCCAGTTCATCTAAGTTTGATAACGATGATATACAGTTTTATAATTTGCTTGAATCAACAGTAAGAGGAACAACTAATGTAAATGGTATACTGACAGGAAATACTAATTTAGTGGGAACGGGTTCTTTTTTTGGTGAAGATTTATTAGTAAATGATGTTATTACATTATCTTCTGATCCGTTACTTAAAGCAAAAATTTTAACAATAACTGATCAAACCTTAAACTTAAATATAGCAGTAGGTAATGGATCAACTGATCAAACTATAACTTTACATACATTAAGAAATTTTGATTTAGAAAGAAATGCAACCACTATATCTTTATCAAATCCTTATGATGGTTCAAACAATTTCATGAACATATCAATCAGTTCAATAGCGACAGGATTGTTGCTTCTTGAAGATGGAATAGGTACTGCTAATGCAGGATATCTTGGAAATACATCAACCGAAGGCAGTTTTAAATTTGAAACACTATCATCATTTGACAATCAAACACCTAAATATATACAAACATAAAAATTTTTTATTGGCATAAATAAAGATATGGCTAAATTAGTAACGACAAAATTTAAAATACACAATGCAGAACAATTCATTGAATCTCTTGAAGAAACTTCAGCAACAAATTTATATTTGTTTATAGGAAAAGTTCAAGAATGGGATGATGAAGATGCTCCGCCTGCTCCTAACGAAGCTGTAGCAAATACTCTATACAGTTATTGGGACCAGATGATTGCCGCAAAAAAAGTTACCCCTGCAGATGTTAAACATGTTATTACAAGAACAAACTGGGAATCAAATACTGCATATACTGCTTATACTCATACAAATCCAGAGCAGTTGTCAAATAGTTTTTATGTTACTACCGAAGATTTAAACATATATAAATGTTTACAAAATAATTTATCAAATGGAACTTCAACTATTCAGCCTACTGGTACGGGATCAGCAGTTATTGAGGTTGCTGATGGATATAAATGGAAGTATATGTATACTGTTACATCTCAAGATACTTTGAAGTTTGTAACAACTGAATATATTCCTGTACAAAAAAGTATAGATTCCAGGCAAATTGCTGTTGAAGATGCTACCATTGATGGACAAATAGACATTATTAATAAAACTGCAAATGGTGATTTTAAAGTTGAATTTTCTGCAGGTCCAAAAAATTCTGTTGGTGATGATCAAGATTTTATTGTTGGTGAGATTTTGTATGGTCAAACATCGAATCAATATGGATCCCTTGTTAGTTATGTTAGTGCGGCAAATAATTTAACTTATGGTATTAATACAGGAAATACAAAATTTGTTAGTGGTGAAATTGTTTTAGGACAAACATCTAATTCAAGAGCAACAATTTCTACAGAACCCACATCAACATATAAATTTGATACTGGATTTTTTGCAAGTGTAACTAATTCTACTGTAATGCAATTATCATCGGGTGCAAATACTAGTGCAGATGATTTATATGTAAATTCAACTGTTTTTGTGGTAAATAATGCAGGGCAGGGTGAACAAACTACGATCACCCAATATGATGCGTTGCTTCAGAGAATAACTGTTTCTCCTGCTTTTACGGTTACACCGAATACGGTTTCTGGTTATGAAGTAACTCCATCAATTACTGTAAATGGAGATGGATCTGCTTTTAAAGGAAGAGCAAGAGGAAATGCAACCCATGGTGTAACAGAAATAGTTGTAACGGCACAGGGGTCAAATTTCACGATAGCTGAATCGACTATTATTGCTAATACTGTTCATGGAACAGGGGCAAATTCTACAGTTATTATTGGACCAGTTGGAGGACACGGAAAAAATGCTATTGAGGAATTGGGAGGAAATAGGATTTTGATCGATACTCGTATTTCTGGAAATGAATCGGGAAGATTTACAACATCTAATGATTTTAGACAAGTAGGTTTATTGAGAGATCCCCTACAATCTGCAAATAATCTTGCATTTTTTACAGATTCATTATCTGATCAATCTACAACTTTAAGTGTGGGTGGTGTTTCAGGATCTTTTCAACCAGATGAAAAAGTTTATACAGGAACATCTTTAGAAAATAGTACTGCTAATGGTGTTGTTGTTGATTTTCTAAATAATAATACATTAAGAATAAATGAAGTAAAAGGTAGTTTTGTGGATAGTACTGTTGTGACTGGTGCAAATACAAGCTCGACCGGAACAATCTCTGCAAATGGTATCAGTCAACCAGGAATGAAACCTTATAGTGGAGATGTACTTTATATTGAAAATAGAGCCAAAATTACTAGACTACAGAATCAAGTAGAAGATTTTAAGATTGTATTGGAGTTTTAACGGATGCCTAAATTAACACAAGATTTTAACATATCGCCATATTATGATGATTTCAATGAAGAGAATAATTTTCATAAAGTCCTATATCGACCCGGATATTCGGTTCAGGCGAGAGAATTAAATCAAATACAATCTATTCTTCAAAATCAATTAGAAAAAACAGGAGACACTCTTTATCAAGACGGTTCTAGAGTTTTGGGTGCAGAATTAGTCTTAAATAATAAGATTAGTTCCTTACAAGTATCACCGACATATTCAGATATCGCAATTGTTTCATCTCTATTTAATGGAAGAACAGTTCAAGGTCAAACATCTGGAGCAAAAGCAGAAGTTGTAACATCTCAAAAATTTTCGACCACATCTTTAGACACTTTGATGATTAATTATGTTGATGATACTAAATTTTTAGATGATGAAACAATTACTACTATTGATGCAGGAACAACAATTTTTGCGACTGTGGCAGGATCAGCAGACGGACTAACTGGATCAACTACATCCACATCTTTGGCTTCGGGTACTGGTTCTGTAATTAGTGTCAATGAAGGACTATTCTATCTCGGTGGTTATTTTTTACATGTTTCTCCACAAAATCTCATCTTAGATACTAAAAACACTAATCCTTCTACAAGAATAGGTTTATCAATTACAGAATCTATTGTTACAAGTATTGAAGATACTACACTTTTAGATAATGCAATAGGAACCCCTAATTATACTGCTCCTGGAGCAAATAGATATAAAGTTGATTTGACATTATCAACAAAGCCCTATTTTGAAGTTGGTAAAACAATAGCTTCATCAGGTGTTACCTTTGCTATTAATACAAAAGATAACAGATCAGGAACAGTAAGTATAACAACAACGACTGATCATAATCTATCTGTTGGTGATGTCATAGTCGTATCGGGTACAACTGAATCAGAATATAACGGAAAATTTACAGTTTCGGCCATCGGATCTACTACAGAATTTAATTATTTAATACAAGGCAATCCTTCAACACCTGCATCTGGAACACCTGAATATCTAACAGGAATCGTAGATCCAATTGCCAGAAGTTCGGATACTGATTTTATTGAATTGTTAAGATTGGAAAATGGTGAAAAGATTGAAGAAATAAAATTTCCTATTCTGGGAAATATTGAAAAGATTCTTGCAAGAAGAACATTTGATGCTTCTGGTGATTTTACAGTTAGACCATTTTTGCTCGATGTTGTTGATCATAAAATAGGAGGAACTGCAGGCGATAGAACATCAACAAACACAAGTGCAACTGTTACAGCTAACGGTGCAAATTTTATAGCAGATGTTAATGTAGGTGATACTATATTCTTTTCTAGTAACACATCAAAAACTGCTGAAGTTACATCTATAGGAAATACTACGGCTCTTACATTAACAACTGGAACTGCCTTGGGTGATGGAAGTACTAATCAAAGAATAGGTGTTTCTACAAAAATAACTGCAGAATTAAGTCCAGGAAAAGCATACATAAAAGGTTTTGAACATGAAACTTTATTTCCTACATATTTGAATTTAAATAAAGCGAGAGATACAGAATCAGTTACCGCAGAAAAACAAGGAGTTGAATTTGGACCATATGCAGTTGTAACAGATGTTATTTCTAATACTGCTTTTACTTTGGGTGTA